CAATCTCGGTTCCTGCTGATGCCACGTTGATTGTGGTAGACAAGACAACAGCCATTTACTTGGAAGAGGGCACTTCAATTGCCGTCACAAGTGGAACGGCCAGTAAGATTTCATACAGCGTGAGTTATGAGTTAATTTCTGCTGCATAAATAGGATGTAATAAGATGGCCATAACCGACAGAAAAGGCGGGTTTGTATTCCCTGGATACGACCCGCTTCAGGTACCAAACCCACCTACGGGGGTTTCATCTACCACTATCCCTGACGCGGCAGTTACTTTCACTGCCCCGACAGTAGTTGGTGGGGCCGCTATAACGTCCTATACGGCTACTGCGACACCCGCTTCAGGCGCAACTGTTTCTGTTTCTGGAGGCTCGTCCCCATTAACTTTTAGCGGGCTTACTGTTGGGACAGTTTATTCCATTAAGGTGACTGCTTTTAATAAGTTTGGCCCAAGTGCTGCAAGTAGTAGTGTTAGTGTTACTCCGGCTTATGCGCCAGGACAAGTTGCCTACACCTCCGCAGGTACTTACACTTGGACTGCCCCAGTAGGGGTTACGAGAGTTTCTGTTGTTACAGTTGGTGGCGGTGGTAACTCTGTAAGTAGTGGGGACGCAGCCGCTGCCGGCGGAGGTGGATTAGGTTACGGGAATAATATAACGGTGGTAGCGGGGACTTCTTACGCTGTTATCGTAGGTACTGGTTATACGGGTGGCGGTCAACAAACGGGCGGCGCATCCTCCTTTATTAATACTAGTACCCTACAGGCCACAGGCGGCACTGGAGGTGCCTACGGCTCTGCAAATGGTGTGGGAGGGACTAGGTCGGGTTCTGCACTAACTGGTGGCGGCGATGGCGGCTCAGGAGGCGATGGCGGCGGTAGTGGAAACGGAATGGGCGGCGGCGGCGGCGCTGGCGGGTATAGCGGTAATGGTGGTAGCGGGTCACAAAATAGCCCGGGTAATGCGGGTGCGGGTGGTGCTGGTGGCGGTGGTGCTAGTGGTTACTCTGGTTCTGGCGGTGGTGGTGTAGGCATTCTTGGCGAAGGCTCTAGCGGCGCTGGCGGTGCTAAATCAGGCAGTATTGCATACGGTGGTGGCGGAGGTTCCGGAGGTACAGATGGACAAGATAGTAACACCTCCACGGAAGGGCGCGGTGGCCCTTATGGCGGCGGTTCAGGCGGTTATGGTCTAGGTTCAGGCGTTGGCGCTGTGAGAATTATTTGGCCAGGAGATACTAGATCATTTCCATCCACAGGAACAGGAGATCAATAATGCCTAATTTATCTGGAAAATGGACACAGTCACAAGTTTTATCTGCGGGTATCGCTTGGTATAAAGTACCTGATGCGCCTACGGGCGTTTCAGCAACTAATGGTAATACTGAGACTGTTGTTTACTTCACGGCGCCAGCATTTACAGGAATTCCCGTACTTTATCAGTACGTTGTAACTGCAACAACGGGCGGCGTAACAACTACTGTTACGGGGGCTTCTTCTCCAATTACAGTAACAGGATTAACCAACGGCTTAGTTTACGCGGTTGAAGTTAAAGCACAGAATTTAGCAGGGCTTGGTGCCGCTGGGACGGCAACAGCTTCTCCATATATACCTCCTCAAATACACTACATCGCTGCAGGGAGCTACACTTGGGTTGCTCCAGCTGGAGTCACTAGTGTTTCATCAGTTACAGTTGGCGGTGGAGGAGCCGAAGGTGGTGGTGATAACCGCAATGGTGGCGGAGGCGCTGCTCTTGCATACGTCAACAATATAAGCGTTACACCGGGAGAATCATTAACCGTTAGGGTTGGCATTTCGGGAGCCAACAGCGTTATTGCTGAGAGTTCTTATCTTAAAAGGTCTAGCACAAGTTTAGTAGAAGCTGGTGGTGGAGTTAATGGCTTAAACGGAAAGACTGGCGGCAGTGTTATAGTAGGGACTGGCGGCAGTGGCGGCAGTGGCGCCTCAACAGATGGCAGCGGCTTTGGTGGCGGCGGTGGCGCTGGGGGTTACTCTGGAAACGGAGGTAATGGTGGGTCGGCTCCTTCTGGAAGCGGGGCTTCTGGTAGTGGTGGCGCAGGAGGTGGCGGCGGCGGTGGTACTTTTTCTTCTAAAGGCGGCGGCGGCGGCGGGGTGGGAATCTCAGGGTCAGGGTCTAGTGGTTCGGGCGGCGGATCGGGATCGGGCGGCGGCGGCGGATCGGGTGGCACATCCGGATACCCTACGGGTGGCGGTGGATTTTTTGGTGGCGGTGCAGCCTCTGGGTCAATCAATAATGGCGGTGGCGGAGCAGTTCGCATCATCTGGCCAGGAACTACAAGATACTTCCCTTCAACTAATACAGGAAATTTGTAATGAATTGTTATATTAGAATAGTAAATGGCGCTCCATCTGAGCATCCGATTGTAAAGCTGAATATGTCTCAGGCATTCCCTGACATGGATCTTGACAATCTTCCCCCTGAATTTGCTAAGTTTATTCGGATTGAAGCGCCATTATTGGGCGTGTACGAGAAGAATCAGACTGTAGCTTATGAGCTTGTGGAAGGTATGGCGGGCACCTACACTGACGTATTTTACAGCGAGCCAATGACCGCAGAGGAAATTACAACCAAGCAGGATGCAGTTAAGGCTGAGTGGGCTATAAGTGGATTCGCTTCTTGGACGTTCAATGAAGCTATATGTGATTACGATGCTCCAGTTGCGATGCCGGAAGACGGAGGTCCATATTACTGGATAGAAGACACTACTTCGTGGGATACAATGCCATTCCCTCGCGTACCTTCTGAGGAGACGCCATAATGTCAATGAAAGACTGGCCAGGTAGCGTAATATCCAATACTCCCGTGGTTCCTGCAGGACCATATCAAACTGGCGCGGCTTCTGGTATATGGAGTTTAGATCAAGCGGCTGACTACGCCAAACAAGGTATATGGCCTATTGCGGGTAATACCGCACCTATCGTCACAACTTACGGTACTGTGCAAACTTTCGCTGCGGGCGCTACAGGTTCAACTAAAATTGCTATAGATGATAGAAGAACAACAAGGTTTATCGTCTCTTATTATAATAACGCTGCGGCTAACGTAGGTACTATGATAGCGGGTGACATTTCTGGGACCACGGTAACATATGGTACTGCAGCAGTGTTTAATAATGACGCCACCTATTACGGGGCATCTCCAGCCTATAATAAATCAGATGCAGATAAAGCGGTGGTTCTTTATTGTGATGTGAATTCATCGGCCTATGGCAAATCAAAAACAGTTACTCTGTCGGGTACTAGTCTCAGCTTCGGTAGTGCAGCAACCTTTAACTCAGCTGCCACATATGTATCCGCACTGGAGTTTGACAGTATAGAGGACAATACATTTGCAATAGCTTTCAAAGATTCCGGTAATAGTGATTATGGTACAGCTATAATTGGGACTGTGGACGCAGCCTATACGGGCATAACCTATGGCTCGAAGTATGTATTTAACAGTGCTAGCAGTACACCTTCCATCGATATTGCTGCTGATCCTAATACGAGCTACAAGTTTGTAATAGTGTATCAAGGAAGTGGTAACCAAGGTAAGGCCGTAGTGGCGACCCGATCTGGTACCACCATATCATATGGATCAGTTTACACATTTGACAGTGGAGCAATACAAGATCCAAAAATAGACTTCGATATGCTGAACTCAGGTAAGTTTATAATAACCTTTAAAGACAATACTAACTCTGGGTATGGTACCTGTATCGTTGGGACCATTTCCGGCACCACCTTGTCATTCGGTACTAAGGCTGTATATTTATCGGGTAGCGCAAACGCAGCAACTATCTCTTGTGATAGGAGTACAGCGGGTCAATTTGTGGTCGCCTATCAAGATCACTCAGACTCAGACTATGGGTACACGGTGCGAGGATTTAATGATAACGATGTTATCACTTACCAAACACCTGCTAAATTCAACTCTGCTAGTACCCAGACGCCCGATGTCGTGTTCACTGCAGATGTTGCAGGAAAGTTTGTAACGGCTTTCGCAGACGGTCAAGGAAAGTCAGTAATAGGTGAAATTTCATAATGAAAAATATTCGACTATAGGGTACCTACTATGTTAGCTGCAATAAGTGCGTTAATCGGACCAGTTTCCGCTATTCTTGACAAGGTTATCCCTGATAAAGACCTGCGTGAGCGGTTGGCCCATGAAATTGCGACTATGGCGAGCAGGGAGGCCATGGCCCAGATTGAGGTTAATAAAGTCGAAGCCGCCCACCACAGCATGTTTGTGGCAGGCTGGAGGCCCGCTATTGGCTGGATATGTGCGCTTGGGATGGCGGGTAATTTCCTCGTTATCCCATTTGTCAACATGGCTCTTGAACTGTCTGAAACGGGTGTTTTAATCCCCATGATAGAGCTGTCTGAGATGATGCCAGTGCTTATGGGTATGTTGGGATTAGGTGCCATGCGTACAGTGGAAAAAGTAAAAGCTGTTAGTAGAGAGAAATAATATGAGCTACACGATGACCTATGACAGCCTCCTGGTAGACCTTCGCCGCTACTTAGAGCGAGGATTTACTGAAGCGAGTGATCAGATCGTATTTGATCAGCTTCCACGTTTAATTACGCTGGGAGAACGGCGTATTGCGCGTGAGCTGAAGATAGAAGGCTTTATAAGGGCTGTGAATTTACCCCTTTCCATAGGGGTTTCAACGTATTTGAAGCCCGATAGGTGGCGAGATACCGCTTCTATGAACATTGCGGGCACTTCATTATTTTCACGATCTTACGAGTATTGCCGTAATTACTGGCCAGATGAGTCCGAAACGGGTACTCCTGGGTTTTATGCTGATTATGACTACCATCACTGGTTAATAGTCCCCACTCCTGCTGCTGCAAGCACCATGGAAATACTATATTACGAACAACCCGCTTTGTTAGGTGACGATTTACAGACCAATTGGCTAACAGAATACGCGCCAGACGTACTATTATATGCATCATTATTAGAGGCGACTCCATTCCTGAAGAATGACGAGCGTGTTCCGATGTGGACTGGTATGTATGATCGGGCTGCACAAGCACTAAACGGCGAAGATCTGGCTAAGATCATGGACCGATCAGCAAACAGGAGTGAAGCATAATGCCTAGTTATACAGATGTGTTTGGCGGTGCCAACATTTATCCAAGTGAAATCAGCTATAGTGCGGTAGCATTGGCTGCAAGTATCACACTGAGCTGGCCTGAAGAGACATCAAGCAACGTCAACTTAGCCACGCGTATTATGGATGTTACGCCATCAGCAATCAGTTTCACTATAACACTACCTGATGCTACTAAAAGCGGTACGGGTAACACGATCCTTTTTAATAACAAAGGAAGCCATACATTTACTGTTTTGAATGCTGGCGGTGTTCAAGTCGGAACAATTGCGGCTGGTGAGCTTTGGCAGGTCTATTTAACGGACAACACCACAACTAACGGTGTGTGGCAGTTACTTCAGTACGGCGCAACCACTTCAAGTGCAAATGCTTCAGCGTTAGCTGGTACGGGTATTGTGGCGGTGGGCGCGGTGTTATCTCAATCAGTGCCTATTACAGCGTTTAACTCCAATTACACAGCGGGTAACACTGACCGAGCTAGGATGTACAACTGGACTGGAGCTGGCGGTGTTCTAACGCTACCAGATCCAACTGTTGTGGGAGATAACTGGTTCATTTACCTGCGTAACTCCGGTTCTGGCCAAGTTGCAGTTACTCCAACAGGTTCGGTTCAGATTGACGGTACGGCTCCTTTGGCATTTCAGCCAGGAGAATCATCAATCATTGCCTCAGACGGAACCAACTTCTACACCATTGGATTCGGCCAAGCATCTACTTTTGCCTTTGATTATACGGTTATTGATGTTGCAGGATCTGGAGACTTTACACTTTCAGGAGCCCAACTTAATCGAGTAGCATATCGATTTACAGGCGCCTTAACGGGCGCACGAAATATTATTATCCCAGCTACTGTTCAGCAGTATTGGATTGATAACCGAACAACGGGCGCTTACACGTTCACAGTTAAGGTTTCTGGCACCACAGGCGTAGTTCTTACCACAAACGAGCGCGGCATATTTTACTGTGACGGAAGTCAAATATTAGACGCAGACACTGCAACCATTGGCGTTCCTATTTCTATTGCTAATGGCGGCACTGGCGCTACATCAGCTGGCGCAGCATTGATTAATCTTGGTGGAACTTCAACGGGTATTGCCCTGTTTGAAGCTGCGAACCAAGCGGCGGCTTGGACTGCTCTTGGAGTGGCGCAGGCGGGTAATATAAATGGAGGTACGTACTAATAATGCCAACTCAAACAGCGGTATTGAAGTCTACTCCTGGTATTAAGCGGGACGGAACCAAATTTGAAGGGGACGCCTACACGGATGGTCAGTGGGTTCGTTTTCAGAGAGGATTACCGCGTAAGATGGGTGGGTATAAAACCACTCAGAAGTTCCTGCAGGAAATAAGCCGTGGGTTCTCTACTTTCACTCAGATGCTGTACATTTACTGCCATTCTGGTGGTGCAACCACTTTAGAACGATTCACTCTGGATGCCACCAGTAATAGCTCTGTGATAACCGATAGGACGCCTGTGGCGTCAGGCGCATATGGTACGGTGACTCTGGTAGGTGGAAGCGGATCTGTAGATATGATCGCCGTTGATGGTGTTAATATTATGTCTGGTTCTGTGGCTTTTAACACTACTATAGATCAGACCGCCACTGATGTTGCCTCAAATATCACCGCATTTACCTCCACGCCTAACTATACCGCAGCTGCGGTGGGTAGCGTTATTACGATCACATCGGCCACCACTGGCGATCAGGTTAACGGTTTTATCATCACTAACACGTTAACCACTATCACATCCACGTTAGTTAATATGAAGTATGGCTCTGACGCGCTAATAGCTAATGCCGACAACTACTGGATGTTTGACGTTCAGTACGCATCTTCAACTAATCAGAACTACCTTATTGCGTCCGTATCACCGAATGGTTCATGCGTCTGTAATGACCAAGACGGTCAGATATTCTTTGGAGAAGTCTTAGGAACGGGTATTCTTAGTAGTATATCTCTACCTGCTAATGCCAACGCTACAGGGGGTATAGTTAGTCTTCATCCTTATTTGTTCTACTATGGTACTGACGGAATTATTGGTTGGTCAGTGGCGGGTGAACCTACTGACCTAACTAGCGCAGGATCGGGACTAGCTCGCGTTTGGGGCCAAAAGATCATAAAAGGTCTACCAATGCGAGCGGGTTCTGGAACGGCTCCTGCAGGGTTATTCTGGGCGTTTGATGCAGTTATACGTGCTACGTTTACTGGCGGTGCTACTGTATTCCAGTTTGATATCGTGGCTACGGGTACTTCAATCATGTCTCAGTTTGCTGTTGTCGATTATGATGGTGTGTTCTACTGGGCTGGTGTTGACCGTTTCTACATGTTCAACGGCGTTGTACGTGAAATTCCAAACAGCATGAACCTAAATTACTTCTTCGATGGTATTAACCCCAACGAACAGAACAAGACGTTTTGCTTCAAAGTCCCTCGATATAACGAAGTGTGGTGGTGTTATCCCAAGGGAACTGCAACAGAGTGCACCCATGCGGTGGTGTTCAACGTCAAAGAAAACACATGGTATGACACTGAATTACCCAATACTGGCCGCTCTGCTGGCGAGTTTAACAACTCATTTGCAGCGCCTGTTTTAACGGGTGTTCAGACTGATGGTAGTGGTTACAAGGTTTGGCGTCATGAATTTAAAGTTGATGAGTATGACGGTTCAACAATACGGCCTATTAAATCCAATTTTGAAACAGCAGACCTTTCCACGTTAGTTACCGGAAACAACAGGTACTTACGCTGCACAACGATTGAGCCTGATTTCGTACAAAGCGGCCCAATGACTGTTAATATAACGGGTAGAGCTAACGCACGAGCGCCAGAAGTTATCAGTACAACATTTGAGTTTCCTGAATCAGCTACCCAACCTTATGAGCAGATTGTAATGTTGAAAGAGCAGCGTAGGGAATTAAGGGTTAAGTTTGAAAGTAATGCTTTATACGGCGATTACCAGATGGGTCAAATAATCGCTCACTTCGATAGTGGTGATGGGACTGATTTAGGATGAGCATAAGCGTAACGCTACCCGTGGGTATCGGCTTAAAAGATTGGGCTGATTCTCTAATCATTGACTTTGATGCGTTTGGTATTTACCAACCATTAGATAATGTTACCCAGTGGCAGGATTGGGCTATGCAGTATGTTAGGGCAACTAACTTAGTAGAAGACTTTCCAGATCCGTACAGTTATGATGTTACCGAATGGAGAGACTGGGCAGAGAGGTTCGTACAGACAACGCTATGAAATATATTGGCTATAAAGACGAAGAAAAAGCAGAGAAATGGGCTAGGAAACACCTTGGTATTAAGAGTGCGCCTAGTGTTTTCAGGGCGTTGTCTTCTGTCAATGATGATGGTGAATTTGCCTGCGTTATACTGCTTACCAACTTCACTAAAAGAAACATTGACATAAATATTGCATCGGGTTGCCTTTTGACACCGAAAAGCACTATAATGATGTTTAATGGTCTTTTTAAGATGATTTTTGATGAACTAAAGGCCGTAAGAAGTACTGCTTTAGTTGCGGAAAGTAACATAGCCTCTCAGAAATTCTGTGAACATCTCGGGTTTGTGAAGGAAGGTACCATGAGGAAGGCATATGACGGTGATGAAGATATGCATATCTACGGATTCCTTAATAACGAATATAGAAAACATGATTGGTGTAGGAGTTAAAGAATGATTAGGGAACAAATACTAGAATTGGCCAGTCAAAGTCCTGAATTCGGACAAGGTGTTGACGTCATAGAAGAACGCCTCTCACGTACGGCCATGGTTCCAGAAGACTTAACTGAAGCTATTGAGATGCTGGAAGCGGCTCTTCAGGCACCTGAGATGTACGCTGAAATGGTTCAAGCGGCCATTGAAGACGGATTGATAGATCAAGGCGATGCACCTCCTGAATTTGATGCTGTATTTATTATCTCTATTCTACTTGCTCTTTACGGTTTACAAGACCGTGGCGCTGCTCAAGGGTTTGCCCGTGGTGGATTAATGGTCGCTGGTAGGCATCTAGCTAACCAAGGTCAAGGTGGCGACTCAATGTTAGCCCATATTAATCCTCGTGAGGCTGAAGTATTACGGCGTATGGGTGGTCAAGGTAGCACTAACCCCAACACAGGTTTAGTGGAGTATAAAAGTTTAAAGAAGATATTCAAAACTATATTACCTATCGCATTGACGGTTTTCGCTCCTGGTCTTGGAACAGCTATTGGTTCTGCAATGGGGCTCACTGGAGCAACCGCAGCTATGGTCGGTGGTGCGGCGCTGGGTGCAGGAACCTCCGCTTTAACTGGAAGAGATTGGAAACAAGGTGCATTACTGGGTGGTATTTCTGGAGGAGTCGGGAGTGCCGCAGGTAACTATATAAACGAAGGTCTTGGCTTAGGATTAACTGCCCCAATGGCAGCTACTTTAGGTAGCGGCTTGGTTGGAGGTGTCGCTGGGGAGGTTACAGGTAATGGTTTCGCGCAAGGTGCTTTGCAAGGCGCTGGCGGACAGTTACTGAAGAACTACGCAGGAACTCCAAATAGTACAGGAGCTAACTACACGCCGACAGCTTGGCAGAATGCGGCAGACACTACAGGTAACATGCTGACTGCGGGTTATGAAGTTGATCAAGCTCTAGCAGGGGGCGCTACATCAGGACTATTCACGGCAGGTAATAGTTTATTTAAACCCGCAGGTGAGCAGGTGGTTGAAGGATATAGGGCGCAAAATCCAGTGATGGGTAAAGCCCAGACACCCGCAGGAGATCCTGGCTTCCTAGCAGGTGCTATGGGTAAAGCAGGGAATTGGATGGCTGAAAACCCATGGCAAACGGCCAGCCTTGGCCTTTCAGGGTTAGCTGCTTTAGAAATGCCGGAAGATGTTGGTCAAGCTGTTTCTTCAATGTCTCCGGAGCAACAAGAATACTTTGACCGACCTCTAACTAATTGGGATTGGGATGCAATACGGGCAGATGCTAATAGAGCTAATTTAAGCTTAACAGAATATATGGCGGGTAACTTCAATAACCTAACATCAGGCCAGTATAATATGCAAGCTACGGGTATGTGTCGCGGCGGTCCGACTAAGATGAACCAAGGCGGCGCTCTACAGGAAGCATCTCGCTATGTTAGAGGCGGTGGCACAGGTAGATCTGATGAAATCCCAGCTTATTTAAGTGACGGTGAATATGTCATCGATGCTGAAACTGTTGCTTTACTAGGTGATGGCTCAAACAAAGCAGGCGCAGAAATGCTTAACGGAATGCGAGAAAATGTCCGATCACATAAAGGGAAAGCTCTTGCACAAGGTCAGTTTAGCCCGAACGCCAAATCACCATTACAATATATGAAAGGGGTAGCATAATGGGTAGCATATTTCAAGGTACTCCGCAAAGCGCATCTAGCTACACTAGTTCGTCAACTGAGACGCCAAAGTGGATGCAGGATGCGATTTACAACCAAGTAAATTGGTCTCAAAATATAGCTAATAAGCCATATGAATCCTACGACCTACCCACGGTTGCTGAACTTTCCCCAATGCAGCAACAGGCGTACACAGGCATTAAAGATGCCCAAGGCGCTTGGAAAAAAGATTTCGGTAAAGCTCAAACTGGCATGGAAGGTATGGCAACCGCTGGAACTTCTGGCGCGTTAGGAACGGCTCAACAACAATATCTAAACCCAGGAGCGGATACGCTAGCTGGATCAAACTTAAACGCAGGACAAGACCTATTCGGTCAGGCAGGTGCCTTAGATATTGTAGGCGCTGGTCAAGGGTATTTAACCCAAGCGGCTAATATGAATGCCTCAAGTGCCGCGAATCCATATTTACAAGCGGGTACTTCGGCTAGCGGTTTTAATGCGGCAAATCCTCTTCTTCAACAAGCCGCTGGTGCTAGTGGAATGAATGCGGCTAACCCATACCTCCAAGCGGGTGTTGGTGCAAGCGGTATGAACGCGGCTGACCCGTACATGCGAAATGCATCGGCAGCTAGCGGATTTAATGCGGCTAACCCATACATGAATCAATCTCAGAGCACCACTGCACAGGCATTGGCTGACAAGGCTTTAAACGCGGCTAATCCTTATTTACAACAGGCGTCCCAGTCTTCTGTATCTAATATTGGTCAGTACATGAATCCATACCAGACTAATGTGATGGAGGCCATGGCCCAACAGGGTACACGTAACTTAACTGAAAACCTACTTCCTGGTGTTTCAGACTCGTTTATAAAAGCGGGTCAGTTTGGAAGTCGTAATATGGGTGAGTTCGGTTCCAGAGCGTTACGAGATACGCAAGAGGCTGTATTGAGGCAACAAGCGCCAATGCTGCAACAGGGTTATGCTCAGGCTATGCAGGCTTCAGCAGCTGATAAAGCGCGACAAGCCAGTCTTGCCGGAACGGTGGGTAGCATCTCAGGCGCAGATTTGGGTCGAACCTTACAAGGTGCTGGCCAATACGCTCAATTGGGTTCCCAAGCGGGACAACTTACCAATGCAGACGCTGCTCGACAAGCTCAACTGGCTTCAACGGCAGGTCAACTCACTGGCCAAGATGCTAGCCGACAAATGCAGGCTGCTTCCACAGCAGGTCAGCTTACTGGCGCAGATGCAGCTCGACAAGCTCAGGTTGCCTCCACCATGGGACAACTTACAGGTCAGGATGCAAGTCGTCAGATGCAAGCCGCTTCTACTGCAGGTCAATTAATGGGCCAAGACGCTAGCCAAATGGCTAACATCGGTCAGACGATGGGTCAGTTGACAGGTCAGCAGATGTCCCAGCTAGGTAATCTAGCGCAGTCTCGCACTAGCGCAGGTCAACAACAACAGCAACTAGGGCTTAGTGCCGCAAATGCAATGCAGGCCGCTGAGTCGCAAGACTTACAACGCCAGATGGGCGCATTGCAGAGTATGGCTGATATGTCACTAGCTAGTCAAGGTGCTAATTACAAAGATCTTACGGCTCTTGAAGCTGCAGGACAAGCAGAACAAATGCAGCTACAGAAAGAACTTACAGCAGCTGAGAAAGAATTCGTTGATCAACAACTTTACCCACAACGTCAGATGGATTGGCTCAGCACGCAGGTTCGCGGTATGGCTCCAATTACAGATCGTAAGACACTTACATCTGGATCAACAACGGGCGCTACTTATAACCCATCTCCTTTGTCTCAAGTAGCTGCCGGATTTGGAACATATAAAGGTCTAACCTCATAATAGGAGTTTCTGATGGGCTTTAATTTAAATAGACTTAAAAAACAGTACGGCGTGGGTTCAGCTTCAAAGCTAGGTTACGCAGGTGCTAGGAATCCTGGTGAGACATTTACCTATAACGCGGATGCAAAGAACGCTGATAAAGAGGCGATCACGAAAGAAGCCCAACTTGCTGCTTATAACGCGCAGAAAGCTAACTATGCGACTGACCAAGGCGCTTACAATAAATATGCTGCTCAGTATGACCAGAGACTGCAGGGTACTCCAATGTACGCCAATAAACAGTTTGTTGATTCTAAGCGACCTGATGTTCCGAATACCATTAATGACATGTATCGTAAATACTTAGATCGAGAGAACGAGAACCTTCCTCCCGATTATGAGCTTTATGCCGATGATGGGCCTCGTGGGCAGATGCATAGTACTGGGGAGGGTGGTAACCCTGTTGACGGCCTAAATCGATATGGTGACGCTATAGGTACTGGGTACTTAGGTGGTAGCAAATACTTTGACGAAAGCTGGGACGGTAGGTCTGCAGTTGCCACCCAAGTTGATTCAGACGGTAAACCTATACCGATTCCAACCTTTGATTCAGACGGTAATCCTGCGGGCTTCATTAACCCTGGGGATGGCGGTAGGGGTGGTAGTAATTGGGGTGGCCGTGAAACTGGCCAGCAGTATCATGACAGGACTTACCA